CAGCAGTTACTGAACCTTCACCAAGTTTTGTGTTAGTAATCGCGCCAGTACCAATTTTTGCTTCAGTAACAGCACCAGCTCCAATCTTCGCCTCTACTACAGCACCATCTGTAATGCTTGCCGAACCAACAGTGGAATACTTTAAGCCAGCGGTTTGAGCCGAATCTGCCATAAGTACCGTATTGTTTGCACCTACACCAAGTTTTGTTGTGGTCGTATTATTATGAGCAACAATGTCACCACGTGCCGTTTGCAAATTAACGTAACGGTTTGCTTGTTCAATAGAATAAGCGTCAAGACAATGTTCTACTGTTGCGCCGTTCGAGTGAGAAGAAGCTGACGTTCCATCGTATCCGGCTTGCTGAATGTTAAATGTGGTTCCATTTGTTCCCGATGTGGTATCAATCAAAAACTTTTCTTCTGTTGCTAGACCTCGATCTATTACAACAACAAACGGTCCTCCTGAACCATCGGGGAAAGTAGATCCATTAGCAACTACAAGCGTGGTTCCACTAAGGGTGAATGGTGATGTAAGCGTAGTTGTTTCTGCGCCACCGTCATAACTTTTAAGAATGTATTCATCTGCCATAGTGTCTCCTAAATCGTAACAAGTCTAACAATCAATGTGCCCTCAAGTCCTACATAGTTATCAGCCCATTCTCGAGGTTGAAATTCGTAGGCTTCAATTCTTACACGGTAAACACTTGAACCCTCCACAAAAGAAATAGGCGTTTTTAAACGCCAAAGATTTTCAATGAATTGAAGCTCTTCAGCAACGTCTGCGGAATACATCTGACCTTGAGCATCGTTAACAATGACCTTGCTATACAGCAAAAGTGGTACAACAAACTGCTCAACAGGAGGCACAACCGGGAATGAACGCAAACGCCAACGTTTAAACAACGGCGAAGAAGTTCCACCACCAGACAATTCAACAGTTACATTAAAAAAATCTGATCTTTGTCCATCAAGTTGAAGTTCAATTTCATTAATGTTGGGTTCCGAAATACCCGCTGATTCAAGAACAGAGTTTTCGTTGTCTGCAAGAATTACTCGAATAGATTCGCCACTGTCTAAACTTGTGAAGTTTGCTTTGAGATCGTTAACAATTTTGGTTTCTACTGTGCCAAAAAAAACGTCGCCTGATGTAAGAGTTCCTGACTGAACGTATCCGTTTGGGTTTTCTGCATAAATGCCTAAATTTGGAATCCCCAATATGAGTCTGTCATTAAACCGCGCTATTGCAGTACAGGTGTTAGATGACTCAACATACAGATCGGTAGCAAACGCAGGCTGCAACGGTCGAGGAGTCACCGAAAGATCCAATCGGCCTGCCCCCGTCTTGCCTGTGTCAATTTCAGGCCAGTTAAACCACACGTATCTTCCCTCAGCAAACGCCTGAGTAACTGATCCTGGTGCTTCAATTAGTGGACCGTAGCTGAGTGTGCCGTCCTGGGAGACTGTGCCAAGCCGAATGCCTTTGCTCGTGCAAAAAATGACGTTTCCTACATGAGAGATAACTTCGTGCAGTTCTTCTCCAATAGAAAGCGATACGACCTCTGCACCTCGAACAAGCCCACCATCTTCACCAATGGTGAAGCCGTACACTTCTGATCTTGAGCCCGCAGTTCCACCCGCATACACTTTGCTACCAACAGCAAAAACTGTTGTCCAATTAAACGAAGATTGAAAATGTGTGCTTACAGGTGTTTCACTATTGTTTGAGGCAACCGTACGCAAAACGTTGCCTTGTGATGTAAAAAGATAGTTGCCCGCAAACCAGACACCGTTGTGGGCATGAACGTTCATTGAGGTTGCGGCAGTAGATGCTGCCGTAACCCTCCACAAATGTGTAGACGTAGACACAAACACGTCGGAACCATCAGTAGCCAACCCATTAATGGTTCCGGTAGCCCCAGTAATTGCCGTCCATGTCGAGAGATCTGTTGTCCGATACAACGAATCCCCATCGGCAGCATACAAATGTGTGTTAGTAGCAACTAAATAAATAAGACTGCCGTTAACCGTTGTTGTTACCTGCGATGTCGAGTGATGAAGAGTCAGCTCAGATTCAGTCCACGGATCAATGCCAACACTCGTGTTGTATCTTCGGGGGTCGCGATCCTGCCCCAAATCCATAACAGTCTGCCCCGCACCATACGACCAGTCATGCCTGTAACGCCACCAAGCACCATCCGTATTGAACAAAGCATCGTCAACCTGACCTGTTGAAATAACGCTTTCACGCAACGAAGCAAGCGAGGAACGACGATAGTCCCGGAAGTCAACAGCAAAGGTGCGACCGTCCAAAGAAACAGTAAACGGAATAGCAGTCGTCGCACTTTTCGTGCCACGATAAAACACATAGGGGTTTGCGCCAAGGGAAGGGGCAAAGCTCACGTAAACCTCAACGGATACTGCCAGCGAAGCCTGTCCACTTCCTCAGACTTACGACGCACATACAACGGATATAGACGGTTTGCCTCATCAGAAGCTGTACGAGGCGGTACTTCTTCTGCACGACGAGGCATATCCTGTGCAACCCGAGCAGACCTACCGGCCTCCGAGTCACCAAGCAAACGCCACTTGATCCCCATATCCAACACATCCAACATAGAAGGTTTCAAACCAACATCGTCAACAAGATCGGCGTGCCATTGGACCGATTCCACGTCAAGAGGTGCAGCAGCAACAAAATAAAGTGAGCCAAGATAAACGGGAGGGAACATCCTAAAAAGTACACCTGACCGTGGTCCATCAGTCCAACTACCAGGAACACCACGTTGCAACCTGCCCTCTACACGAGCCCAAGAGGTCGTATTGTCGTCGCTCCAATTTCGTCGTACATCCACCAAACCAAAAATGTTTTTCCAACTCACTGGCAAATACACGGTTTGCTGACCGTCAGATACAGATTCCTGACGAGCAACCGTCCGATACAAGTCGGGACCCCACGAAGTGACTTCATCCTGCAACGCCTCATAAATATCAAGGCCAGAAAACCTGGGGTTAATATGAATTTCGTCGCCTGTACTGTGAGCCATCGGGCTCGAGTCATTCCATCCGCGCAGAACTGTGGCTTCTCGAGCAACCCGATCGACAGACATAACACGCATTTCTTCGTTTGCAATAGAAAGAACAGCACCAGAAACAACTGATGCCGGAAGCTCGTATTGAAACGAAACGGTCGGGTCTACATGCGACATGCCGGACTGAAGTACGTTGACCTCATATCGAAATGATGATGCAAGCTGACGCTTAACTCGTTGTACGGCTGAACTAACTCTTGTGCGTGCCATGACTCTCCTTTATTGAGCAGCGGACGGGGGTGTCGGAGGAGGAACGCCCCCGCCCGCTACATCAATGTGACGTCAGACGCCCGCAGCGGGCAGAGCTGCCGCCAAGTCAAGTGCGGTGAACTTGGCCATGTGATCCTGGCCCTTCACCTGGAATCCGCACTCGCCAACCATCATGAACGAGTCCGTGTCGTTTGTCTTAGCCAAACGCTGGGCGACCAGCGGCTGGAAGACTCGCTGCACGAAGTTGTCACGGTTGTAGCAGAACGCGTCAGTCTTGCGGACATAGCGGTTGCGCACCAAGGTGACTTCTCCGAACTCGGTCATGACAACCGAGGTACGGCGACGGCCACGGCGTGCGTCATCGACCGTGACAGTCTGAACGCGCTCGTTGCCCATGATGTTGTTCAACGCCTGGAAAGCTGCCGGGCGTGCGGTGATGAACTCAAACATGCCACCGTTGTCGTATGCCTTCTGCTGCTGGGCTTCAATTGCTGTCACCGTGATCCAGTCGGAAGAGCTGTCAACGTTGCTGGTAATGAACGAGTTAAGTCCACCAGTTGAGCGGACACGTGTGCCTGCGTCCTCGTACTTGATGCCGTAGAGGGCTGCCTGCTCGATGCCGACGTTGCAGTGGAGCATCGCGTTGCGCATCTGCTTGTTCAGTTCGTTCGGGACACCATACTTCGGGATGGACTGCTCGGTACGGGACACCGTGAGCTTCTTGCTGAAGATTTGGGTGTAGTTGCTGTACTTGTCGCGGCCCTGGAAGTTAGCCGATCCAATGTCGCCTTCCGGCAGGACCGTTCCCAAACCGATGATTTCAGCTGCGGTAAGGTGCGTTGCTGCCGTCGAACCAAGAGCTCCACGAGTCACCGTCAGAACCTCGGTCGAGGTGTTCACGTCCGTTACGAGCATGATCTCGTCGTCGATACGGATTGCGTCGCCAACAGCAAACTTCACTGCGTCACCGGCAACAACATCAATGCCTGTCTCGCTGGTGTCAAGTGCTTCTGCGCTGGTTGCACGCGGGAGAGGAACATCCTCTTCCATCCAATAAAACACCGTGTTATCCACAGGTGCCTTGCCGATCACACCAAGCCCATCGGAACCGATGCCGGAAAGCAGCGGAAGATCCTCGGGGGTAAGAATGTAGATCAGCTCATCAATGTTGATCTTTGTTTCGACCTGAAGGTCGTATGAATAAAAGTTGGGACCCTTAAGTTCCTGTGCCATTTTGTATTACTCCGTCGTTGTGTGCTGGCGTGACGCCCGCAAGTGGTCGTTGATCTTGCGACGCTGCTCGGCTCCCTGCTTCATCCGGACAGGGCTCATGTCTGAATTCAGCACCGGCATTTTTGTGCCACCGGGCCGATCGTCATACACGATCCCTTTATTCCATGATGGAGGCTGGACAGTCTCCTTGCGTCTATTGTGCCGAGTCGGAGTAGCTACTGGAGAAACCTGGATGCCCTTATTACGGAGCCGACAACCATAATGTTCTTCACATTCTGGAATGTCACAGATTGCCATAACTACCTATCGAAACGGTGTCCGATGGTGGCCGCTTCACGCGCCCAGTCATTCGGGTCAAAGATTGCACGCTTGTCACCTGACGCTGCAGCAACCAGCACTCGATCAATCGCAGCCAATCCTGCATCATCGAGGGAACGTCCCACCTTGCGAGCTTCATGGAAAAGGTCGTATGCCTCATCGTACGGATCCCGTTCGGGAAGGTCCGTTGCTGCACCTGCCTGCCCACGAAGAGCATTGCGGAAATCCTGTTGTTCACGCTCATCCTGTGGAATTTCTTTGCTGGACTCAGAAGCAGCAGGGGTTCCGATGCCAAGTTCGGCAGCTTCACCCTTCAATGCGTCCACGTCTTCGCCTTCCCACGTCTTAAACAACAAAGCCCCGATCTTGCTGGAAGTGTCGATACCCGCCTTTGCGAACATAAGCTCACGCTTCATCTGGGAAAGCTCTTCCTG